CACGCCGTCAAATTGCACAAGATCGACCCGAGCTTTGATATTTTCTGCGTCGACATGTACAGCTGGCTCCTCCTCCCCCCCGATACCGACAAGATCGGCGACGAGCAGTATTCTGAAAAGTATCTGAACGACATGGTAAAGGGATACAAGGAGACCCAGCTGGACGCCAAGCAGCATTTCGCGGAACGCAAGGCCGCCATCCTCCGCGACGGCCTGGACGCTCACCTGGAGCCGCACGAAAAGCTCCCCCAACCCGAGGGCGAGGACATCCACGGTGTCTTCGGCGATACCCCCGGCACCAGCAAGGCTACCGAGTCTACTTGAATCATTTGACCAGCGCATTCGTCGGCAACCCCCCGCCCGAGACCAGGGACAGCATGCCGCATAGACTGCACGTCGCGCCGATCGCAATGATAACGTAACTCGTATTCTTGGTCACGTCCCGTTGTTTCTGGTCTGGCTCACACGCCGCCGCCCCGATCTTGTAAACGCCAAACGCGATCGCCAGAATGCTCACGAGAGTCAGAACGATTCCGAATACACCCATATTGACGTCCCCCAAGATATAAATCCCGGCGCGGTACCGTACAGTGCTCTCCAGGGTTACACATCTACTGTATCAGGCATGCAAATCTTCGCGGCAGTAGGGGCACACGTCGAGCTTCCACTCGCACTTTGCACACAATTCTTGCGAACAGCATTTCGTCTTCCGCAAGAATTTCCGCGGGGTCTCGTCGTTCGCGCATATCGGACACGTGGTCATCTCGAGTTCCGCGGGCTTCGACGTCAGCTGGCACCACGTACACACCGCCGCCCTGTCCCGGATCAGATGCTCGCCGCACCCGCATATCACGGTGTGGTAGAGATCGTCGATTTTCCTGATTGCCGCGTCGACAAACGGATCGTTCGGGGGAATATCTCCTCGCAAGTACACGCCTTCCATCACGTAGAAATCATCGTTTTCATCGCAGAAGTATCCGTCGTACTCGTTATCTATGGCTTTGAACAGGATATCGTCCTCATCTTCCATATCCTCGGCCGGGTCGTGTATTATAATCAGTTCCAGCGCGAGACACTCTGGCGACGAGGGATCATTCCGCAGCATCACGCTGAACGACCCATCGACATTGGGAAACTTGAGGTGCATGTTCCCCCGTTTCATGCGCCGCAAGAATTCAAGGAAACTCGCGTTATCCTTGACGATCGATAACGCGGCCGGGACTTCAGGGACTTCAGAGATCGACATGGCAACGGATGGGTCGGATGGGTCGGCAAGTTCGGCGAGTTCGGCGAGTTCGGCGACCACTCCTGCGACTCCTGGGACTTCGGGGACTCCGGGAACCGCGGAGACAACGACGACGACCGACGGTATGCAATCCATGCTCGAATACGGTGCCCGGACAGTTCGCGTGGCCTTGTACTCATGACGACACGCGGAAGAAAGCACGAATACCTCATCGCGCGTCACATCACCGCAGGATTAATCTCCGGTACCCTAGATGAATTCATGTCCCTTCGAGAAGACACTTCGGGGCGTGGCTGGGTCGTCGCGAACCGCCCGGACAGTCCCCCGGCATCGCACCTGCTCCTCGATGGTGGCCGGTTTGCCGTTCCCGACGACCACGCCGGAACGTTTCTCAATTTGTATACGAATGCGGTCTTGCGTGGCGATCGCTTGTATGTCGTAGAAATCAAGACCAGCGCGTTCCGGTTGTTTTTCGATCTCGATACCCATTTCTCGTGCGTGGACCAAGCTTCCGCGATGCCCGCTTTCATAGATGAGATCCGGCGGCGCGTCGCGGTATACTGGTCCCTGCCGACTCTGCCGAGGATGATCGTATGCGCCCCCGACCCGAAACCTCTCGAGAACGGCGGGGTCAAGTGTGGATTCCACGTGCATTTCCCGGACGTGATAGTCAATTCTCCCATAGCCCTGGCTTTCCGCGCGGAACTCCTGGACGATCTCCACGACTACCCGCTGGGATCCACGAACGAGCTCCAGGACGTCGTGGACATGGCCGTGTTCAAATCTTCCGGGTTGCGCATGCTGTATTCCGGCAAGATGGACGTGTACCGCGACTACCGGCCGGTCCGGGATACCGCATCGGACCTTCCCGAGACTCTCGGCGCCGCCGAAAAGCGCGCGTACATCCGAGCGACGTCGGTGCGGTGTTTCGATCTCGCGCTCACCCCGACGGCCAACGGCAACGACAAACTGGCCGACGAGTCGGTGTTCGCACACTCGCGGCACAGAGTGGGGTCTTCCGCGCGACTCGGGGACTACGCGGCCGTCCTCCCGGTGCTCCAGAGCTTGCTCCCGACAGAGTACGCGACGCAGCGGTTTGTCGGCGTGTTCAAGACGGAATTCTCGGTCTTCCTGAAATCGTCGTCGAGGTTATGCGGCAACGTGGGCAGAGAGCACCGGACCAGCAACGTGTTCTTCTGCGTGAGCAGGCGGGGCATGACGCAGAAATGCTTTTGCCGGAAAGAGGACAGGGGGTGCGTGGATTTCGCCGGACCCAACATCCCGATTCCCACCGAGATAGCCGACCAATTGTTTCCCGCCGTCGATATGATCGAGGATTCGGTGCACACCATGCCATCGACAAAATCAAAGACCAGTCTGTCTAAAATGCTGGGTCGGTCGCGCCCAATCACGAAAAAAAGGTGTAAAAAGTAGTGTGGCGGTTACACGTGTCACTTGAAAATAGCCTTCATGGTTTTCAGGGAAATCCCGTTCAGGCTCGCGCGGATCCTGGCATCTTCCAGGACCTCGGCCGCCGCATCGAGTTTCTGCTGCTGCACGCCAAGTATGTACTCGTCGATGGTATCCGAGACCACGAACCTACACACTTTGACCACGTGCTCGACCCCGGTCCTGTGCGCCCTGCCGATACATTGCAGCTCGCTCGCGGCGTTCCATGCCGGGGACGCAATCACGATATTCTGCGCCGCCTGGAGGTTCAGCCCGACTCCGCCCACCTCGATGTGCGAGACCAGTACGTCGCACCCGTCCGCGCCCGCCTCGCAGAACCGCTCGATGCTCTCGTTCCTTTCCTCGCTGTTCATCCGCCCGTTCAGTTGCACCGTTTCGATCCCGAGAGCCTCGAGGTCAGCGACGATGCCGGAGAGTTCCCGGTTCCAGTGCGTGAACACCACGGTTTTCCCGGTCTGCGCGGCCACGTGTGCGACGACCGCGGCCCTTTTGCTCGGCACGCCCAGGAACTCCCCGCCGTCCCCGCGCCCCTCGTGGACCATTTGCGGATCGCTGCACATCTGCCGCATGCGCGTGACCACCTCGATGATCGCGCCGAGCCCGTCGGATCGTCTGCCCTCGGTCGCCTCGTACGCCGCGAGAAGCATGCTGCCCTCGAGTTTCAGGGATTCGTACGCCTCGGTCTCCTCGGACGAGAAATCGACGTTCACGGTCTGGATGAGGCACGGGGGCAACCGCAAGCGCTCGGCGACCTGCGCCACGTCCTCCAGAGTCCTGCGAAGTACGAGAGACCTCATGGGTTCGTCCCTGCACCCGCCGAGAACTCCCAGGATCGCAGCCAGATCCCGCTTCTTCCGCGTGATGGGCGTGCCGGTCAACCCCCACCGAATATCCGCGCGGATCCGCAAGGCGTTCTTGTACGATCCACAGTTCTTGTTTTTGACGTTGTGCGCCTCGTCAAATACCACGCGGTGGAACTCGACGCCTTCCAGCAGGGGGTTGTCGCCCACAGCCTTGAACTTCATCTTCTTGACCCCGGCCTCGGCGATCGTGGGGTAGGCGGTAATGACGATCCTGGCGGTCTCGATATCTTTTGCGGACACCAGGCGGTTGTTGACGGCGTGCGTCGTGACCACGAGCGCATCGATCCCGAGGAATTTCTTGCACTCGCGCCGCCACTGATCGATCAGCGATTTGGGGCAGACCACCAGCGTCGGCTTCGGGGACGGGTGCCCTGCGATGCATGCGAGGACCTGGATGGTCTTGCCGAGCCCCATCTGGTCCGCGAGAATTCCTCCCCGAAGTCCACCGGTATTTTGGTCTTCGCGCGAAAGCATCCACCGCACGCCATTGGTCTGGTACGGGCCGATCAACCGCCCGCGGAAGAAGGTCCCGATCCGCTCGAAGGCTTCGGTGTTCAACTGCATACTGAATTAAAATACCCGAAATATGCCCGGTCTCCGCTTTTATACATTTTCCGCTTGATTACACTCAGCTCTACAAAGAAACCGTGAAATTGACGCCGATATATTCGCGCGCAAACGATTCCCGAGTATACAATCCTTCCACAAACTGTTTCCTAAACTCGATTTCCGTCTCCAGGTCCATCATATGATCGTCCTCGGTATCGGCTCCCTCCTGGTAGTACATGTACGCGTACTCGGCTTCGGGGAACGACCACGCCGGGGCATTCGAGACCAGACCGATCTCCTTGACGTCTTTCGAGACCATGTTCACGAACTCGAACGCCCATCCCGTGGTGCTCTCGAAACTGACGCAGAGTTCCTTGCATCCCCGGAACAGCTCGGCTACCGGACATTCCCCGGATTCGAACCATTCGTCCCCGAATTCACAGCAATTGAACCCGAAATGCACGGTGACTTTGTCGACGCCTTGGACCGCTCTTCCCCACGCGATGACATCTGCCGCGTGAGCGTCGACGTGAATCTTCATCGCGCGCAATCCCGTCATTCCGACGAAACTATCCGGTGCGTAAAACGTCTCGAGCTCGCGAACGTTCCGGACATCGACGATGAGCCCCGGGAGACGCGCTGACAGCACGGTGAGGTTGGGCGCGAGGATGATGGGACCGTGCACTTTCGGCGGCGAGTAGACCCTGCGCTCTTCGACCCGGAAACTCTGGACGTACGGCAAGAATTCCCGGGCGAGCCGTTCCTGGGTATCGTGCTGGATCGCGCCGTCTGCTCGAAGCGCGAAATGCTCGAGATTCGGGAGCGCGGACCGGGTGAGGCCGTCGACGCCATTCGATAAGACGACGTCTCCGAGGTTCAGCACGCGCAATCTCGACATCGTCACGCCGCGAGGGATGATCGCAAACGGCCCGTAATCGATGACGGGAATCCATCCGCGCGTCGTATCTATCGTTCGCCGGAAGATCTCGACTTCCTCGATCTGATCGGCATACCGTTCGAGAACTTCTGCCGCCTTGTAACTGGCGACTTCCACGCTCCGTATGGAGTCGTCGAACATCCTCTTCGTGGTTCTGGAGAGCTTCGCGAACATCGAAGCCTTGGGCGGATCGAGGAACTCGAGAACGTTCTGCATGATTAATATATTGGCTACACGCACCAAGAGCATGAACCAGACCGTCCAGACCATCATCTACATCTTCCTGATCTCGTGCATTGCCGGCACCGTTTCCGCCAGCGACATCGGCAAGGACATCCTTTCCTGGTGGGCCGGCATGTGGTGCTCGAACAAGAACTGCACGTACAAGGTGAAGAATGCCACGAAGAGCGCGCTGTCCCTGACGGCCTTTGTCGCGGGCGTGTATGCCGTGCACCAGGTCTGGGTCGGCAAGCCGCTGTTCTGATTTTCGGGCGCTGGGTTTTTTCAAAGTGTATTGTTTTGAAAAAGAGTTGAACCTATTGAACCCGCGATATTACTTCTTGAGTTTACTGGCGTTCACCGCGTTCCCCGAGTTCACGGCGTTCCCCGAGTTCACGGCGTTCCCTGAAAAGTTGTTCAAGGTATTCGGCGCGCCGATCCCGTCGAGATCCGAGACGTCCGTATTGGTGTTCTGAGCGGCGTCCCCGAGGTTGAGCGGCGCGTTCCCGTTCTGGTTCCCGGAGTTCTTCTTGGCATAGCGTTTCCATAGGAAGTACCCTCCCGCCCCGACAGCTGCAGCGACCACGACCCCGATCAGGATCTTCAGCCACAACTGCATCCCGCCGGATTCCGGGGCTTCTGTCACGTCGCCCAGGTCATCGACCGGGGGATCCACGGCGTCGGGGTCTGGGGATTCCTCCGCGCCTGCAGAGTCTACCGAGTCTACCGAGTCTACCGGAGCGTCCACTGCCGGATCCGCGGCTTCAGGGTCCGCAAACGGATCCGAGGACCCGCCGGTGAGGAGATCGGGCGCGACCTGGTAATTCATGTTCAGGTCGTACCCGGTATCGTACCCGCCGCTCCCGCCGCCGCCGCCACCGCCACCACCGCCGTAGTAGTCGTCATCGTACTCGCGATCGGGCCTGTAGTTATCGTCCGGAATCGGGTTCTTGGTCGAGTAGTTGTTGTCCGGGACCGGGGTCGTCGTCGGGTAGTTGTTGTCCGGGACCGGGGTCGTCGTCGGGTAGTTGTTGATCGGGGTCGTGAACACGGGCACCGGGGTCGTATTTGGCGGCGTCGTCGTGTCCGGAGGCGGTGTTGTCGTCCCGGGCGGCGGCGTCGTGGTCTGACGGTTGCCGCCGTTCCAGAGGTATGCGTCGATGGTCTTGGCGGTCGGGGGGACCTTGAGGAGCACGACCTTGCCGGACGGGTCCACGGCAACGTACCGCGGCTTGCCGTCCTTGCACGATTGCGTGGATCCCGAGATGGAGAGGATCGCGCCGTTCTTGTCGGGCATATCGGGGACGCTGTACGAGTGGAACGTGCTCCGATCGGACGCCGGTTTGTTCTTCCAGAGGACGAGGTTCGTGCAATCCGAGCCGGGACCCACGGATAACACGGGACCAGTAGTCGACCCGAACCGGAACGTGAACCCGCTGGCCTCCTTGATGGGGAACCACGTGGAACGCGCGCCGGAGTACTGTCCGAGCACGACACTTTTCCCGGAAGCGCTGAGTTGCATGTACCTGCCCGGACGCGCGTACGACATCAGCGGCCCGGACCCCGTCTCGCTATGGTACTCTTCGAGCCGGATGGGCGTCGCCGGCACGGGCGTGGTCGTCGTGGGTTTCGGGACCGAGGGTTTGAACGAGACCGCCCCGGCTTTCTGGCGTTCCACGGTCCACACGGTCCCGGACGTCCCGATCACGATCTTCCCACCGACAATCTTGACGTACTTGCCGGTTCCCGCGGATACCGTGTACCCGGCCCCGGACCGAGAGAATTTCCACGCGGTTCCTGCGGTTCCCACGCGAATCCCCGCGGTCGTCGACTGGAGTTTCTGGGTGGAATTGTGCACGCGCAGTGTATCCTTACCGCCCGCGACAGTTTCGACGACGAGTGTCATGGACTTGGCGGACATTGTCGTCACTGGGATGCCGGTTGTCGGACTCGTCGGGACGCCGATGTAGTACTTCTTGCCCGCCGCGACCGCGAACAATCGAACGCCAACCTTGGTGAGACTCGCGGGAATCCCCGACCCGGTCTTCACAGCAGGCGGGTTCACGGTCACGGTCCCCTGGTGCTCGATGACCCACGAGTCCGCGCCGGTCTTCGACAGTCCCAGGCGCCCCGACGTCCCCTTCCAGTGTTGTCCCGAGCACGCCCCGCCCGTCGTCGTCATCTGGAACGTGTTCTTCCTGATCTCCTTGGCCGTCCACGCGGTCCCGGAGGTCCCGGTCTTGACCGCACACACGGCTCCGGTCTTTGCCGCCACGAGGAACTTGGTCGCCTTCCCGAAGAACCGGATCTTGACGCTTTTCGTCGACGCCGCGGTAACGACAAATTTCTGGGCTTTCGCCGCGTCCCTTGTGAATTTCAGGTCTTTGTCGAGGTACCCGCTCGCGAGCGTCCTCAATGTGACGGAGTTTTGCGTCGTCGGAAGTCCCATTACCTTCTGCCCAGATTATAATTCCGGGCAAACTCTGACATCGCGGCTCTCAGGGACGCTTGAGAAACGCCGGATACACTGGACACGAGAGTCACGGCGCGCTTGGATTCGAGAAGACCGCGCGCGACCATGGCCGTCCCGATCGCCCCTGCGCACCGCGTCCCAGAGTCCCGCGATTCCGCCACGTGGGTCTCCAGGAGATCGTTCGTGAGCCGCCGGACTTTGTGGTACGCGATCCTATCCACCGGGCCTCCCGCCGCTCGCATCAGGTGCACCAGGTACCGTTCGACCAGGTCCCGGGACGCGACTGGATCCGACATGGTCTCGGCGTACCTGGCGTTTTCGAGGGCTTTCCTGAGCACGTTATTGGACTTTGTGAACAGCCGCTTGTCGACGCCGGCGTTCGCGCATATTTCCTGTGGACTCCTCGCAATTCCCCGGATCTTCAGCGCGTAATAGACGATGCCCGCCGCGACGACCAACGAATCTCGCGCCTGGAACCCCGGAGTCTTCAGGAGATCGTCGAGAATCACGCGCGCGGTCTCCCCGACCCCCACGACCTCGCGTATTCCCATGGACGATACCACGGAATCCACGAGCCGCGCGAGTTCTCTGCGCCGTTTCGTGAATTCCGGGATCAGGCGCTGGATCCGCGCTTCCGCCGGTCTCTCCGCGACGCGGGAAATTTGGACTTCGTCGCCGGACCCGCACAGGAAGTTCGACGTGTCCAGGACCCTCCCGCATCCCGTGCACACGCATCCCATGGTCGGGTCTTCGATGACGTCGCGGTGCTCGCACTCTATCATACTGTCTAACCGAAGAGTCTGCAGGGCCGGTCTGGGCAGTGGCTCTTTGTGTCAGTGAGTCCTCGGTCCTTGGTCGGCGAGTCCTTGGTCGGTGAGTCGGTGAGTCGGTGAGTCCTTGGTCGGTGAGTCGGGAAGAAAGGACGAATATCCGTTTGAGGGCTCAAACCGGTGACTAGTCGCGCCGGTCGAAACAGGCTTAGCTACCACACTGACTGGTGACTAGTCGTTTTTTTTTATTTTATTTTCCGGTATCTATTATAGTACATGGGAGCTGAGCTGAAATCGTATACAAACTTTCTCAAAAAAAAATAAAAAAAAACGACTAGTCACCAGTCAGTGTGGTAGCTAAGCCTGTTTCGACCGGCGTGACTAGTCACCGGTTTAAGCCCTCAAACGGATATTCATGGTTTCTTTTTCGTAAGTATTCAAACCGGAAGAAAGGAGGAATACCGGGAACGGGGCCCTGAAATGGATATTCCGGGTTTCTTTTTCGCGAGTTTTCAAACTGGAAGAAAGGAGGAATATCCTTTTGAGGCCTCAAACAGAGTGACTAGTCACTTTCCCCGAAACAGGCTTAGCTACCACACTTACTAGTGACTAGTACTTTTTTTTTATTTTTTTTCTGGAAATCTCTCGGACATTTCTTATAGTATAGCTGAGCTGAGCTGAAATCGTATACAAACTTTCTCAAAAAAAAATAAAAAAAAAGTACTAGTCACTAGTCAGTGTGGTAGCTAAGCCTGTTTCGAGGAAAGTGACTAGTCACTCTGTTTGAGGCCTCAAAAGGATATTCCGGGTTTCTTTTTAGAAAGTATCAGTCTCGTTTACACACGATCGAAACGCAGTATATCACGCGCAGCACGTCCAAGAGCACGTTGGCGGGATCGCGGTGAATGCCGTCCAACGCATCGACGAC